AGACAGACCAAACGGGTCAGTTTGGTTCAAGACTACAAGTGCCAACTCAGGTGCTAATCTAGTTGCTAAACTTTACAGCACTTCAAGTGCTAGTTTCTCAACTGTGTCAAGTCCACTTTACGCTAACAACCACTCAGCGATCTACAACCTAGATCCAGCCAACGGTGGAACAGGCTTAAGCGTGGGTGACTTATACGCACAGTACAACATTACTGAGGAATCAATGACGGCGGCTGATGCCAATGACGCAACGCCAAACGTTGGTGATTTCCAATTTTTCAGATACGAAGGTGGTGCAACTACTATCACAAGTAATACAACTTCACCAACTTTCACAAGCTCAGATACTTTCACTATACAAGAATCAGTAAAAAATAGTGAGACGTTGGCGGCGGCCAAAACTGTTACATTAGGCGGTACGGACGCAGATGCATTTGTGGCGGCGGTGAGTGCGGCAGGCTTGACAAACGTTACAGCAACTAAATTGAGTACAGGTGCTATACAGATGTCACACAAACTGGGTGGTGAGTTCAGAATGTTTGACACATTAGGAACACCACTAGCAGATGCTGGATTCAGCCAATCAACTGCACACAGTTATGGAACATACACGGCGAACAGTTCAACATTGATCGACAACTTGTATGACATTCCAACAGGCGATAGTATCGACTCAAGTGCTAACACAGGTATAGTAGCGAGTAACTGGAAGAGATTAAGTTACACTGCATCTACAAGTTCTCCAACACAAGAACCAGCAGATGGCACATTATGGTATGACACTTCTACAGACGAAGCAGACATCATGGTACACAATGGAACAACTTGGGTAGGTTATGTATCAAATTACGCAACAACTGATCCAAATGGTCCACAGTTCTCAGCAACTGCACCAACTACACAGTCAGACGGTACAGCACTTGTCAACAACGACTTATGGATTGACACAAGTGACTTAGAGAACTATCCAAAACTTTACAAATACAACACATCAGCAACATTAAGTTCAACTAACACAGCGAACCAAGTGGCAGTGACCACTTCGGGTGCGGCCTGGGAACTAGTTGACAAGGCAGACCAGACCACAGAGGATGGTATTGTTTTCGCAGATGCTAGATGGCACACGACAGCGGATAAGGCAGACAGCCTAAGCACTGGCGGTGCAGGAACACCAAGTTCAATCAAAGACTTATTGAGCGATGGTTTCCTAGATCCAGATGCTCCAAACCCAGACAACTACCCACAAGGTATCTTGCTATGGAACACAAGAAGATCTGGTTACAATGTTAAGGAATACAAGAACAGTTACATCACAACCACGAAATATCCAGGAAGCGGTGCAACTGGTTTAGGTAACATCAGAGCAAGTAATGAGTCAGTAACGACTTATTTCCCAGACAGATGGGTAACTAAATCAAGCAACAACGCAGACGGTTCTGGATCTTTCGGTAGAAAAGCACAGAGAAAAGTAATTGTTGAGCAAATCAAATCTGAGATAGACACAAACCAAGCGATCAGAGAAGACCAAAGAGGATTCAATGTTATCGCAACACCTGGCTATCCAGAAGCAATAGCAAACATGATTAACCTAAACACAGACAGAAACAACACAGCGTTTGTAGTAGGTGACACACCATTAAGACTAGAAGGTACGTCAACTGCTATACAGAACTGGGCAAACAACACAGCGTCAGCACTTGACAACGGTGAAGATGGCCTAGTGAGCTCAAGTGACTACTTGGGTGTGTTTTATCCATCTGGTCTAACAACTGACAACACAGGTAAATCAATCGTTGTTCCATCATCACACATGATGTTGAGGACACTGGCAAACAACGACAACATCGCTTTCCCATGGTTCGCACCATCGGGAACAAGAAGAGGTATCGTTGACAACGCCACGTCTGTTGGTTACATAGACACAGCGTCTGGAGAATTCCAAACAATATCTGTTACGGAGTCAGTGAGAGATTCAATGCACGAGGTCAAGGTTAATCCAATAACTTTCTTCTCAGGTGCAGGGATCGTGAACTTCGGTAACTTGACGAAAACATCGGCAAGTTCGGCGTTAGACAGAATCAACGTTTCAAGATTAGCAGTGTACCTAAGATCACAATTAGATGCCATTGCTAAACCGTTCATCTTTGAACCAAATGATGAATTAACGAGAAATGAAATCAAACAAGCAGTTGAATCATTCTTGTTAGAACTTGTTGGTCAGAGAGCGTTATATGACTTCCTAGTAGTTTGTGATGACACTAACAACACAGCAACAAGGATCGACAGAAACGAATTGTATGTGGACATAGCGATTGAGCCAATCAAATCAGTTGAGTTCATTTACATACCGTTGAGAATTAAAAACACAGGAGAAATTGCAAAGTTAGGGAACTAATTTTGAATAAATAGGAGAAACAGATGGCAATATCAACTTTATCAAAATTCACAGTACCACTAGCAAACGATCAGAGTTCAGCATCACAAGGTTTGTTGATGCCAAAATTACAGTATCGTTTTAGAGCGATCCTGGAGAATTTTGGAGTATCAACACCAAGATCAGAACTAACAAAACAAGTTATGGACATTACAAGACCTAACTTGACTTTTGACACAGTTACACTAGACGTTTACAACTCTAAAGTATACGTAGCAGGTAAACACACCTGGGAACCAATCACAATCACTCTAAGAGATGACGTGAACAACTCAGTTACTAAACTGGTTGGTGAACAGATCCAGAAACAATTTGATTTCTTTGAACAAAGTTCGGCGGCATCAGGGATTGACTACAAATTCACAGGCAGGATTGAAATGCTTGACGGTGGTAACGGAGCATCTACACCAAATGTATTAGAAACATTTGAATTGTATGGTGCGTACGTTCAAGACGTAAACTACAACTCACTAGCATACAATTCTTCAGAACCAGCGACTATCACGATGTCAATCAGATACGACAACGCGATCCAGACTCCAACAGGAACAGGAATCGGAACAGCGGTGGCTAGGACTGTAGGTACTCTAAGTACTGGTGGTGGACAGTAATACAAAAAATTAAGTTAGCAATTATAAAGTGAAAAAAGCGTCTTTATAGGCGCTTTTTTTGTGGCCATAAATACGAGTATGCCAAGCATTAACAACTTCCTAAAAGGTTTCCAGGACGGATTACCAGGTATGAAAGACTACCAACACGCATCGAGATTGTACATCGACGACAACTACAAGTTGATGCCTAAACAGAAGTTCCTGTTCCACGTGGTATTCGACACAGACGAAACTTTGTTTGTGGATGGCTTCAAGCCAAATGAAAGATATCATTTGAACATGTTGGTCAAGCAGTGCGACCTTCCCAAGTACAATATGAGTTACGAAGAGAAGACTCAGTACAACAAGAAGATGTATAATGCCACGAGGATAGCATACGAGCCAGTTAACATAACTTTCCATGATGATCACGCAGACACCGTGAATGCATTTTGGAAAAAGTATTATGAATATCATATAGCAGATTCCATCAACCTTAACAGCGACTTGACTATCAACAACACCAAGGACGATTATTACGATGGCATTGATAAAAAAACCATAACAAAATTTGGTATGGATACTCCACGAGCAAGACAGAAGCCTTACCTAAGGGGTATTGAAATATTTGTGTTGCATAAAAAAAGATTCACGTCCATGAGACTTGTTAATCCAGTGATTGGATCCTTCTCACACGACAACCTAGACCAAGCAGATGGTACCGGTGTACTGAACAACACAATGCAGATACTTTATGAGACTGTGATTTACAAATCAGGAATAATAAACAGAAACAATGTTCCTGGTTTTGCAACTATAAATTACGACAACTCGCCTAGTCCTTTGACAGTGCTTGGTGGTGGTACGAACAGCATTTTTGGTCCGGGTGGAGTAGTGGACGGTGTTGGTTCTGTTATAAGAAATGTGCAGTCAGGAAACATCCTTGGTGCTATACTGTCAGCGTCTAATACCTATAACAATGCTAAAAAAATTAAGAAGTCTGCAGTCAAAGAAGAATTGAAAGGCATAGCAAAAGAAGGAATTCTAAATATTGGTAAACAGGCAGGTACAATAACTAATCCAGTTGCTCAATTTTCTGTTGGAGCAGTGGCCGTGGCGAGTGCGGCGGCAATTGCTAGTCCAAGAGGAACCGCTGACAACAAAAATCAGGCAAACACAACAGTGATAACAAACAACACAGTCGACTTCACAAATTTCCTAGGACCAGATGAAGTATACAATTTGGTTACTAATAATGCAGATGTTCGTACAGAAATAGCATCTGGAATTTATTACAAAGACATAGGATCACGTAAAGGTCTCACTCCTAATGCTTCTGCTGTTGAGTACGAGGCCTCCTCAGACTCCGTTAAAACAGTTTACTCAAACAAGGCGATCACTGATGTGAGAAAACTTGTCACCGAAGGCTTTATAAAAATACCCAGGGATTCTTTCGATGTTGAAGTTGTAACTGAAAAGGCAAATATCTAATGGACGAATTTTACACCAATCTACCACCAAAACAAAAAGACAGTCTGCAGGCCACAGTAGATAAACTTACGACAACCAACTACCAAACAGATTACCAATTCAACGTTGGTGAATATGACAGTACTATAGCATTTTTTGTAAAAAGAGGATTCAGTCGGGCGGCGGCGGAGTCAACAGCATACGCCATACTTTCACAAGCAAAGATAGACGATGTAAAACCACAAAAGATCTTAGACCAGTTGACATACGCCACTCCTGCTCTACTTTCTGAACTTATCACAATAATTTTGAACGCCAACAGATACAAATCAAGTAGGTTGGGTGTGAGGAAAACACTGGCCACAAAAGACACAGTATCTAGAAACATCATATCATAATGCTACCTAGATTCGCAAGAGGCAAGTTCATGCCCAAGAACCAAGAGAAGTATGTGGGCACTAAAACGCCAACTTACAGGTCAAGTTGGGAACACGCATTCATGAGGCTATGCGATGAACACCCTAACGTGTACCAGTGGGCGAGTGAATCAATCAAAATTCCGTACCGACATCCATTCACGGGCAAGTACACTGTGTACGTGCCAGACTTCTTCATAGTGTACCAAGACAAGGAAGGTCGTAAACACGCAGAGATGGTGGAGGTCAAACCCATGAGCCAAACCTCAATGGAGGCCGCGGGCAAGAGCATGGCCAAGAAAAAACAGGTGGTTATAAACATGGCCAAATGGGAGGCCGCCAACGCCTACGCCAAACAGAGGCGGATCAAGTTCAGGGTGGTGTCAGAAGAACAGTTGTTCCACAATGGCAAACGTAAGTAAATAAAGCAATGACAAAGAAACTGGAAGACATCCTCAATTTACCAAATGTCAAAGAAGCATTCAAAGAGGTAGACAAGAAGGAAAAAGACAAGAAGATCAAAGAGGCCAATGGACAACACGCATCAGCCAAGAATCTAGATCCCAAGACACAGGCCAACCTGCAGAAGAGTTATGCGGAATTTGACAAGATAGCGGCCGCACTGCCACAGGTCAAAGGTCTCGGTGAACTGTCAGATCTAGAACTAGACAAACTGGCCATAGAAGCGGAAGAGAGTTACAAGAATCTAATGGATCTAGGCATGAACGTGGACTCACGTTATTCAGGGCGTATATTCGAGGTAGCGGGCAACTTCCTTCGTAACGCCATAGATGCCAAGGGTAGCAAGATAGACAAGAAGCTCAAGATGGTGGAACTGCAACTAAAGAAGATGAAACTGGACAAAGACGGCAACAAAGACGGTGGTCCGGTG